TGACACCCTTTATCCTAGCACTCAGTTAAAATGGCATTAGCACTTAATAGATTTAAAACATTTACAAAAGAACTTACAACAGTTAGTCAAACGATATATACTGCTCCAACAGGATATACTGGTATTATTTTGTATGCACATATAACAAATTATGCGGCATCTGGAACTACGGTTACTATGTCTCATGTAAGAAGTAGCACTACAACTCAAATTATTAATGGAGCAGAGGTTCCTGTAAATGATGCATATATTCCTTTGGATGGAAAATTGGTATTAGAAACAAGTGATTATGTTGTTGGTCAGGCAGGTGCAAATAGCACATTAAAAGTTTTATTATCAGTATTGGAGACTGCAAATGCCTAGACTTCTCAGTACAGTTAATGCTGGTGGTGCTGTTGGTATCCAAAGTGATGGAACTGCATTAGGAAATGCTACCAAGTTAAATTTTGAAAGTAATAGAGTAAAATTAGCAAGCACAGGTATAGCAACTGTTACTTCTGATCCTATCAGTCTCATAGGTTTATAATTATAAATAAAAAATAGGATACCGATAATTACATGAAAACGTGTAAAAGTGGATACTATTATTGCACTGATGATAAGAAGTGCAAACCTATTCCTGGTGGATATCACATAGGAAGAGGTGGATGGTTAGAAAAAGATGAGGGTAAAAAGAATGGAAAGAATGGAAATGGATCAAACGGCACTGGAAACGGTAACGGAAATGGAAATGGGAACGGTAGCTCTAATGGGAATGGTGGCGGCAATGGCGGTGGAAACGGTGGAGGTGGAATGGGAGAATCAGTAACTCTTCCTCTTAATGTAGAAATTCCTACAAATCAAACAGAGTTTAATTTGGGATTAATGTTTAGAGAAAGTCTAGACTATGATAGTGGAATGCTTTTTGTTTTTGAAGAGAATAGTCAAAAGTCTTTCCATATGAAAGATACTAGGATTCCTCTTGATATTGCTTTCATCAAAGAAGATGGAACTATTGAAAGTATAAAGGAATTAAAACCATTTACACTTCTTCCCGTATACTCTGAGGGAGATGTATCATCTGCATTGGAAGTAAATAGAGGTTGGTTTGCAGAGAATAATATAAATGTAGGAGATAAAATTGTAGTTCCTTTAAATGAAGATGTAGAAATACATGATGCAAATGGTAATTTATATGCAACAGTAATTGATATTATTAAACCAGAACCAATGGTAGTTCCTACACCAACAGTTCAATGGGAAGATCCTACTCTAACAGAAGCACAACGTATTCAATCAAGAGTTGGAAATATTGTGAGGGTCTTTTTAAGATGGAAAGGACAAACATTTATGTTGCAAATGTTCTTCCCTCAATTGAAGAAACCTAATAGAACTGATGTGATTGATCAAATACAAAAAGTTTATCCAGGTTCTAGATTAATGAGTTATGACATTGAAGATTATGATCCTAGTCAACCAATGGTACAGGTAGCGGAAGGTTCCTTGCATAAATGGTTTAAGGGTTCCAAATCAAAAGACGGTAAACCTGGTTGGGTGAACGTTAAGACTGGTGGAACTTGTGCGAGTGATGAACCAGGTGAAGGAACACCTAAGTGCGTTTCATCTTCTAAACGTGCCAGCATGACTAAGGCAGAAAGAGATTCTGCATCTAGAAGAAAGAAAGCAGCAGATCCTGGTCAACAACAAAAGACTGGTGCAGCAAAACCAACTTATGTTTCTACGGATAAAAAGAAAATGAAAGAAGAAACTCAGGTAGATGAAGCTTGCTGGAAAGGTTATGAGAAGAAAGGTATGAAGACTATGTTTGGAAAGAGATATCCAAACTGTGTGAAGAAAAAGGCAACTAGAAGTGAAGCAACTGATGCTCAATTAAAATCTCAGGAGAAGGCAGTATTTGAACTTGAAAAGAAAGAGGCAAATACTAATAGAGCAAATGCAATGAAGAAACGTAAGGAGGAAATTAGTGAAGGATCTGATAAGAAAGGTAAGGGTAGTGGTACAAAAGATGCTTGCTATCATAAGGTAAAGTCTCGTTACTCTGTATGGCCTAGTGCATATGCATCTGGTGCATTAGTTAAGTGTCGTAAGAAAGGTGCTGCTAACTGGGGTAATAGTAGTAAGAAAGAATCATATTCTTGGAGAGATGATTTTGAATATGTACAAGAAGGTGCAGCATGGACAAAGAAAGAAGGTAAGAACAAGTCTGGTGGTTTAAATGAAAAGGGTAGGAAGTCTTATGAGGCAGATAATCCTGGTTCAGATCTAAAAGCACCTAGTAAAAAGGTAGGTAATCCACGTAGAGCATCATTCTGTGCTCGGATGAAAGGTATGAAGAAGAAACTTACTTCTGCCAAGACTGCCAGAGATCCAGATTCTAGAATCAATAAATCATTAAGAGCTTGGAATTGTTGATATGCCAACCACATATGATGATGTATATCTTGGTAATCCGCTTCTAAAAAAAGCAAATGTCAAACAAGAATTTACAAAAGAGCAAATTCTTGAATTCATGGCATGTAAGAATGATCCAGTATACTTTGCAAAACAACACGTAAAAATTGTAAGTTTGGATGAAGGTCTTGTGCCTTTTGAACCTTATGATTTTCAAGAGCAATTAATTAGAAATTTTCACGAAAATAGATTCAATATTTGTAAGATGCCTCGTCAGACTGGTAAGTCTACAACGTCGGTATCATACTTATTACATTATGCTGTGTTTAATGATAATGTAAATATTGGTATTCTTGCTAACAAAGCAGCAACTGCCAGAGACTTACTAGGTAGGTTACAAACTGCTTATGAGAATTTACCCAAATGGATGCAGCAAGGAATTATATCATGGAACAAAGGTTCATTAGAGTTAGAAAATGGTAGTAAAATATTGGCCGCTTCGACTAGTGCTAGTGCTGTTCGGGGTATGTCTTTTAACATCCTATTCTTGGATGAATTTGCTTTTGTTCCCAATCACATCGCTGATTCTTTCTTTGCTAGTGTTTATCCTACTATTACTTCTGGTAAAAGCACAAAAGTCATAATGGTTTCAACCCCTCACGGGATGAACCATTTTTATAGGTATTGGCATGATGCAGAGAAAGGTAAGAATGAATATGTACCAACTGATGTTCATTGGTCAGAGGTTCCTGGTAGAGATGATGTATGGAAAGAACAGACTATTGCCAACACATCTGAGCAACAGTTTAAGATTGAGTTTGAGTGTGAGTTCTTAGGATCTGTTGATACTCTTATTGCACCAAGTAAATTAAGATCATTGGTATATCAAACACCAGAAACAACAAATGCTGGATTGGATGTATATGTTCCTCCTGCAAAAGGTCATGATTATGCAATCACAGTGGACGTTGCAAGAGGAGTGGGAAAAGATTATTCTGCTTTTGTTGTAATTGACATTACAGAGTTTCCTCATGCAGTAGTAGCAAAATATAGGAATAATGATATTAAACCTATGCTCTTCCCTAGTATTATTAATGATATTGGCAGAAGTTATAATGATGCATTTGTTTTATGTGAGGTAAATGATGTAGGAGATCAGGTAGCATCTATATTAAATTATGATTTAGAGTATAAAAATTTACTCATGTCTTCTATGAGAGGAAGAGCAGGTCAAGTAGTTGGACAAGGATTTTCTGGTAAGAAGACTCAATTAGGAGTCAAGATGTCCAAGACAGTTAAGAAGGTTGGTGCTCTTAACTTAAAGACATTAATTGAAGAAGATAAACTTCTTATGTGTGATTATGAAATTATGAGTGAATTAACTACATTCATTCAAAAGAGTAATTCATTTGAAGCAGAAGAAGGATGTAATGATGACTTAGCAATGTGTCTTGTAATCTATGCTTGGTTAGTGGCACAGGATTATTTTAAAGAACTTACTGATCAAGATGTAAGAAAAAGATTATATGAAGAACAGAAGAATCAAATAGATCAAGATATGGCTCCATTTGGTTTTATGTCAGATGGTTTGGATAGTGGTAGTTTCACAGATGCTGATGGAGATACTTGGCATACTGATGAGTATGGAGACAGATCTTACATGTGGGAATACATGTAGGAGTGTTCATGCATTGTTCATAGCATTTTTTCCTTTGTAAATGTAGTAAAGAATAAATAATTTCTAGATAACTGAGATTCGGGAAACACACA